CTGATACCTGTACCAGCAGTCAGCGCCACCGTCTGATCTGGGGCGCTGTTGGTAATGACGCCTGTCGCGCTGCTGTAGCTGATGCCCGTCCCAGCGCTTACCGCCGAGCGAGCGCGGGAATCAGGGTAGTACTGGTTAGTGCCTTCGCTAATGTCTGTCGTTGTCAGCGATACAGCACCCGTCTGACCGTTGACCGAAGTCACGAGGTTCGACTGGTCGCTCTTTTGCCAAACCGATCCGTTAAACAGCAGCCAGTCGCCAATCTGCCAGTCGGTGATGCCGTTCAGGTTGGTCGAACCCGCCGTGGCTACGATGTAGTAGTAGCCATTGATGCCAACGCTAGAAGTCAGCGTCGGAACGTTGGTCGATGCGTTCCAGGTGCCTTGGAAGGATAGACCGCCAGCCACCGATGCCCAAGAAACAGCCGTTCCGTTGGTCGTCAGGAACTTACCCGCATTGCCAGTCTGGCTGGGGTAGATGTTGTTGATCTGGGTCTGAAGCGATGCCAGCGTATCGAGCACCGACTGGCTGGTGCCGCCACCGTTGGTAATGACCTTGATCTTCTCAGCCAGATCAGGAGCGACCACTTCGCCCACGTTGATCGTGCGGCCCGAGGACAGGCTGATGATGAGCGAACCGTCAAAGTCGATGTGTGCGTCGGTGACCGAGACACCATCTACGCCATCCCGACCATCCACACCATTGCGACCGTCAGCGCCTTTCGGCCCCATCGCACCCGTCGAGCCATCCCGGCCCGCACGGCCGTCGCGGCCATTGGTGCCGTCGCGCCCGTCTTTGCCGTCCTTGATGGAGGCAACACGCTGCTCAATCTTGTTGCCCACCTCATCGTAGCGAGACTTGATGTCTGACTCGATCTTCTTGAGCGCCTCGATCACTAGACGAGCCTGCTCGCCAACCTTTTGCTTTTGCAGCTCGCGGCTTTTGGCCATCGTGCCGCGAATGGACTCCAGAACAGCCTTTTGCTGTTCCTCGGACATGCCTTGGAGGATTAGCTGTTTAGCGAGGCTTTCAACGTCCATTGCCCAGCTCCTTGGTCAGCTCGTCCAAGAAGTCCTGCTCCATGCCGCTGACCTTGTTTTGCTTCTCGGCCATCTGAAGCTCAACGATCTTGGACTTGTTTTTAATGTCCGCTTCCTTGAGCATCAGCTCTGCGATCTTCACGCGCTTGTCGAACTCCTGCGACTCAGCGCCAGCAGGCAGGTTTTTGGTGGTCGATGCGATCACCTTGGCCTGCACTTCCTGCGGCATCAGTTGCGCCTCGGTCATCAGCTTGGTAGCCTCTGCCCGGTTCTGCTCGGCCTGCGTCGTCTGCACCGCGATCTGAGCCTGAGCCGCTTGCAGTGCGAGCTGCTGCTGCATCTGCTGCATCTGCTGCGCCTCGGGGTTCGGTGCGGCCATCTGCTCCAGCGCTGCGATCAGCTCGTAGCGGTTGGTGAGGCTGCTGTTGGACAAGATGCCCTTGAGCAGCAGCGGCAGCACTGGGGTGTTCGGGCCGAGCGTTTGCAGCAGGCCAATGAACTGTTGCTGCTCGTACTCGCGAGCGATGATGCCCAGCGTGGCCGTCGGGATGAACTTCATATCCACCGACGGATAGCGCTCGGGGTCGAACTGCATGTACCGGAACGCTGCTTTTTGGATGAACGGAATCAGGAAGTCTTCCTGAAAGTTCACCAGAGTGCGCTTGTACTTCTTGATGATCGTGGCCACTGCCATCGACATGCCACCCGCATCGCGAGCCGCTTGGCTCACCATGCCTTGGCTATCGAGCGTGCCCGTCGATTGCAGCAGCATGCGCTCGAAGTCCTTGGCTGTGGCGAGGTTTGCACCGTCGGTGTTGCCAAACTTGAACGGGAACAGAATCTCGTTGGGGTTGCCGTTGGTGAGGATCGCCTTACCCGGCTTGACTTCAAACTTCGCACCGCGAGGCAGACGCGTAGCATCCATCGCCATCATGGGGGCGGTGGTCAGCGCCAGCGAGTCAAGGTGGCTACGCACCTCGGCATCGATGGCCTTTTGCATGTTGTAGGCCTTCTCGACCGTACCGCGTCCCAGCAGGCGGTTGGGAACCGTATCATCTTGATAGGACAGCACAGGGCGATCCTTCATCATGTACGGATTCTCTTCAGCCTTGAGCAGATAGCCCTCGTTGGCGATGACGACAATGGCTTCCACCAGATCGCTATACTCATCGGCCACCGAATCATCGGGGAACAGGTCGGCGACTTCCTTGTTCTCTTCCAGATTCTTCAGATATTCGCGGGGCACCAGACCGTAGTACGTCAAGAGACGAACCTTGTCGCTCTCGTACTGGCTGATCTCCTGCGTCGGCTCCAGATCGGTGTCCTCGCCAGCGGGCTGGATGTTCACTTTGCGGTAGATACCGCGCTCCATGCCCTCAACCACCTTGTGGATCGAGACATACTTCTCGATTGCCACGCCCATGCAGTCGTCAACCGACGTTCCGTTGGGGTCAAACAAGAAGTTTTTCGGGTTGACCGGCACAATCTTCACCGCAATGCGGGGCTTTTCGATCACACCGATGGCCGCTTGGCCCATCTGCCCCGGAATCGCCTGTGTGGCGGGGACAAACGTCTTTTCCATCTTGACGACAATCTCGCCAATGCCCGTGCCGTAGATTTCGGCCATCAATTCGATCTGGTCGATGGATTTGCGGATCTTGTCCTGCTTGAAATCCTCCATCAACTGGGCTTTGATCACCTCAACATCAATCGGATTCTTGTTGATGTCTTGCAAGTCGTCCTCAATGTCGAAAAACTCGCCCTGGCCGAAGATCGCTTCCATGATCTCCGCGTGCCGAGTCTCAACGGCCTGCTGCGTGGCAGGAGTCACCAGCTTAGAGCGCTCAGATTCGCGCATCTTGTCCTCCGCCGCCCACTGGCCACGGAAGATGCGCTCATATTCCAGGTAGGAAGGCAGGAAGTTGGTGTCGCGCCAGTCGCGCCAGCGGTCGCAGTGATCCGTAACAAAGGCCAGCAGCTCTTTGTCGCCCTCAGTAGGCTCGTAGAATTCGTTGGCTTCCATAAGTCACCGCTTCTTTAATGACAAGATCTGATCTCGGATCATTTGCGCTTGCATGATCTGATCAAGGGTCGCATTTTTCGCTGACGGATCGTTTGTCAGAATGCGGGCTAATATAGATTGCTTGGCCGCGTCCGAATCTTTTTCGTACTCCGTGCCTTTGAACATTTTAAGTTGTTCTGGCGTGAGATCAAAGTTGGGCGCTGCGTCTTGTTGCTTCAAATACAACCGTATCGCTTCGTTTTGCGCTACGGCGCTCAACTCTCTAGGCGAAAGAGTGGAGAACGGGTTCAAGATGATCTTGTTGTCCTCGGTCGCCATACCAGCAACCTCGGGCCTTTCACGGAAAAATTTGAGTTCGCCCTCATAGGGCTCCCTCATTCCGTAAAAGTCAACCAGAAAGTCCATCCCTACACTCCACTGATGACATCCAGCGGTTGCCAGTCATCTTGTTCGTCCTGTTCGAAGTAAGATGTGACCGCAAGCTGGTCTATATATGATAGGGCATCAGGCAAGTCATCGTGAACTCCCTGCGCCGGGAACATTAGAAGCTGATCCGTGAAGGAGTCCCAGTCTTCTTCGCTGTTTAGCACGATTCTGCCATGCTCAAAGCGTCCTTGCAACGACCAAATGATGCGATCCGCCTTCTTTCGGTTCCCGTGCGTCAGGTCAATGATATGCGCGTAGACGTTATTTTTTCGCATCAGATCGCTCAAATACGGCAAAACCGCGTTTTTTAGCGATCCGCGCTCAATCCCGACAGACAGCGGGCGGTAGTCGCGGATCTTCATCAGGATCTTAGCCGCCGTCTCCCGCACATCCCAGCGCCCGTGCTCGATTTCCTTGACGAACCACTTGCCATCCTCCGTCACCTTAACGATCGCAATGGCCGATTCGTCCAATCTCTTCTTGGCGTTGGCCGCTTGCTTGGCCACTTCTTCGAACCCCGCCAAGTCCACCGCAATGAAGTAGCTGCCGCTGTTCGGTTCTTCTCCGTACTTTAGCCATTCTTCCCGAAAGATGTTTGATCCCGCGTTGTCGAACGACGCCAGGTACTCCTGTTTGAAGGCAAAACTGGACAAAGTCTTCTTGGCCGACTCAATCTCCGTGGGGTCGATCAGCGGGTTGTCCTTGGTCGTGAAGTGCCAGCTCTTCCAATCCGCATCATCCTCGGCCTGACCCAGTTTAAAGAGGTCATAGAACCAATTTCTACCCTTGGGCGTTCCGATGAACATCGCCCGACCCTTCTTGTCCGACAGCGACGCCCGGATCACCTGCTCCCAGGCCTCGGGCTTGATGTCGGCAACCTCGTCCAGAACCGCGAACGTCAGTGACACGCCCCGCAGCGTGTCGGGCCGGTCAGCACCACGGACGTAGATCCTGGCGCCGTTGATCATCGTGATGTCTAGGTTGTTAACGTGGCTGCTCGTAATCACCTCGCGCCCGAGATCCAGCAACAAGTCCCAGATAATCTGGCGCGACTGTCCCATCGTGGGACTAACGTAGAGCACCGCCGAGCCGGGCGGGCACTTGAGCGCCTCGATGATCAGGGCGGTTGCCGCCAAACGGGACTTGCCGCAGCGGCGTCCGGCGGCGATCACCTTGAACCGGGTCGTGGCCTTGAAGACTTCTTGCTGCCAGGGCAGGAGGCTAAAGTTGAGGTCAGACATCCGTCACATCTCCACCAGCTTCAATGATCGTTGGGGTTTCGCCAATGCCGGTGATGTTAATCGTAACGGCAGAGCGCGTCCCCTTTTCTTTTTCGAACATACTGACTGGCAGCGCACGATCCAGGCACATCTTCAATGCCGCCATCTGACCTGGGTGGTTATCGTTTAGCGCAATCTGGATTACCTTCTCGGCCACATCCTTTCCGCCAGAGCGGATCATTATCTCCTTTAGCTCCTTAATTCGCTGGTTATCCGTCTTTGGCAGGATCGACGGGGGGTTAACTGCGTACTGCTGGATCGTCATTGGTTTTTTTTTCGGGATCACTTTTTATCCTTTCAGGAAAGTCAATTTTGCTTTTTCAGAGGGGGGGAGGCACCCACAATTACTCGCGGCCGAGGCGACCCCTCCCCCCCTATCGAGTTATCCACAGGTTATCCACAGGTTGTCCACAGAAGGAAGTGTTAATGTGGATAACTTGTGCACAACGTTCGTAAGTTGTTGATTTCATTAGACACTTACACGAAGCTGACAAAATGAAAGAAATACAACAGCCATTATGTCAAATGAAATCACAGTTTCGGGACGGAAAAGTATTACAAATCTGGCTGTCCACAGGGCAATTGTGGACAACTCGGGGTCGGATCTGTGGATAAGCTGTGAACAACTTAGCTAGTGAACGCTCACTAACGTTTGATTGAGGGGGGAGAGAGCGGGAGAGAGAGGGGCGGCGGGTGCTTCCCAGGGGTACCTGCTCCACCTCATAATCAATTCCACAAATCAAGTTCTCATCTCCGATAGGCATCATCTATTCACCAGTGCCGCAGCAAGGCCGCTTACAGGCCATCAGAGGCGTTTTTGTCCTCGTCATAGGGGATGGTGAGGGTTGCCCTGTCCAAACGCATCCAAGGCCGTAATCCGAGGTTGTAGAAGTGCCCATAGGCATCAAGCACTTCCTTGAAGCCTTTGCTCATGTCGCCCTCGCCAGCAGCCTGCAGGATGCGCCTCTCGGCCTCACCAAGCTTGCGCTGGAAGTACGTTGTCCTCGAGTCCGCTGGCCTTCCCATCCCAACTCTCCATTCATAAATTCGTATTACCGCCCAAAATCACCTGTTAGCACACGCTAACAAACCCCAATGACCCCAGACGCAGCATGACCCTATGACCCCAACCCTAAGGGTTGGGGGTCAGGGAGGGTCAACTTTGCTGCTTTTTTGAGCAACTTTGACCCTGACCAGGGTCATGACCCTAGGGTCATCCAGGGTCAACTTTTCCCACATTCTCACAAACCACACATTAAACATTTTTGCGTAACATCAACGCACTGGCGTTGGCCTCATCCACCATGATCCATCCATGCTCGGTGGCCTCAATCATCCCAGCCTGGAGCATCGCACCGATCATTTTGTCGTTGTACGACGGGTTGACCATGTTCCTGATGGTGCGCTCGGCGTTGCCGTCAGCTGCCAATTTATCCTTGAGCGCTGATCTGGTGAGGTACGGTGCACCGCCCAGATCCTCCGCACCACTGGCCCACCAGGCGTTTTCCCACACCTTCCTAAACCCATCTATCTTGGAGTCCTTCTTAGTCGGTGCTGCTGGGGCTTGCGACTCAATAACTACGGCGCTAGTTACCGCCTGATTATCTTCGTCATACCATCCCGGAATAGTTACCTGCTGCAAATCCAAGAACACCGGCTTTGCAAGTTCCGCATCCTTGGACTTTCTCTGCACCAATTGCATGGGGCTATTTGGCCCGGCGGGAATCACACTTATCTCAATATCTAATGCACCACGCCAAGCTGATGATCCTCGGGCACGGTGCTGGGCCTCCTCGGATACGCCAGTGTGATGCACCAAGATCACCGAGCAGCCAAACTCCTGCATGAGATTGCCGCAAGCGTCCAGCATGGTCTTGGCGTCCTGGGCGCTGTTCTCATCGCCAGCTAGGAAGCGGTGCAGGGTATCGACCACGATCACCTTCGGGGGGCTGGGCAGCATGCGGATGTGCTCGACCACTTTGAGGTATCCAGCAGGCGTATTTAGATCACAGCCATGCTTGGACAGCCACATGTTGATCGGGCCGGGCTTGTGCTGGTGCTTCCAGGCCGCAATGCGCCCGCGCAGACCGTGGTGACCTTCACCGGCCAGATAGACCACGTTGCCGTGGCGCACTTTGTTGCCGCACCAGTCTGCTTGTGTATCGGATGCGATACGCAGACACCAATCGAGCACGACGAACGTTTTGCCGCCGCCCGAGGGGCCATGAACCATGACGAGAGCGTGGTCTTGGATCCAGCGTTTGACCAGCCACGAGATGGGGCTTGGCTGGGCGGAGAAGTCATCGGCGGGGACTAGCCAATCGTCGGCAGCGGGTGCGAGAAGACTCGCCAAATCGTTCCCGGCTTGGGCATAATCATTAGCATCGCCAGGTTCTGGAGGCATAACCATGCGCGCGCCAAACTTGGCGCAGGCCTGTTCGGCGTAGCGCTGGCCAACGCCCGACTTGTCGTTGTCAGCCACGATCACCAGATCCTGCGCTGAACCATAAATCTCCCGCAACTTGCCGGTGACCGTCACGAGGTTGGACGCACTGTAGGCAATGATCACGGGCCGATCAATCGTTTCATGAATCGTTGCAGCGGTGGCAAAGCCTTCTGCGACGTAGATCGTGCCCGGTTCGTCCGAGCTACCGAGCTGCCAGAACTTGCCGCCCGTCTGACCTCCAGGGTGATAGAGCTTGCCGCCTTGATGGTCGATGTACTGCAGACTCGAAAGCGTCCCATCGGCGTCATACAGGGGCACGACAAGGCGCCCGTCGCCGGTAATGCGTGCGCCATGCACGCCAATGCCCTTGGCCACGAGGTACGGGTGCTCGGGGCTGGCGGGGTTTGCGTTGGCCCAGATCTGCTCGACCGTCTCGCTGGCCACTTGGTGCTGGCGCTCCAGAGCCGCATCACGCAGGGCTTTGGCCTCAGCCAGGCGCTTGGCATTGGCCATCTCCTCGGTGTGGGTGAGCTTTCGCCCGACCTCTGCACGCCAAGTGACCTCAATGCCCGAGCGCCAGCAGCCAAAGCGCCCAGCGGGAATGCCATCACCGAAGACCAGATACCAGCCCGGTTTATCGCCATGACCGGGCGAGCCTTTGGTGCCGGACTTGAAGCGGTGAATCTTGCCGTCCAGATGCACCTCATCGGGCGGCTCAAGACCCGCTGCGCGAATGGCGTCGATCAGTTGAACGTCAGGAGGAGCGATCTGCCGCTGTGGCGTGGGTGACCACGGGCCACCTAGGATGTTGGAGAGGTCAGCCAATTTTTAGTCTCCACAGAAGCATTCGATGCTGCCTGCGTTGTTGAACATGTCAGCTTGTTTGTTGATGAAGTGCCGCATTTGGCTGTAGCTTGGGCGGTCAGAGCGGAAAGTCGCGCCAATGGCGTCTTCCTGCTTGGCCCACCAAATGGCGCGGTCTGGATTGTCTTTGATCAGCCCCATGATCTGCTCTGGGCCTTTGAGGAAGCACAGGTCGCAGTTGCCTTGCGCGGTCACTCCGTCACGGAAGGTCAGATTCAGATCAAAGGGCTGCGCCTTCCAAAACGTCTGCACATCGTGCTGCGTAACGCCAGCGTCCGCAAGGGGAACGCGAAGATCTCTAGCCCGCAGTTTAGGCAAGCGCCGAGGCTCGTCTGCACGCACGCCGACCATCGTCTCAGCGTCCTCCAGCCCTAGCTGCTTGAGGTGGCGGTTGATGGCCTTTACCTTGAGTTCTTCAGTGCAGAACCGGGCCACGGGGTTGGGCAGGTAGTTTTTCTTGGTGATCAGTGCCTCAAACGGCTCGCCGTCTCGGCTGGCGCTCTGGAAGTTGACCACACGATAGCGTGGTTCGTCTTGCTGGTACTCCAACCAAGTGATAGGCACGCCCCACTGCTCACCACAGTCATGCACGAATTGCAGCGTGGCCTCGTCTTCCTTGCCAGTGTTGGCAAAGCAGACTTTGGCCTCTTCAGGCAACCCGCCATTGGCCTGCAACACTCGCCACAGCATGTAAGCGCTGGTGCGCCCACCGCTGAAACTGATGCAGGTTGGGCTGTCGATCTTGAATGGGTCAGCCATTGACCGACTCCCGATCTGCCCTAAGCACGCCATCGGTCTTGACCTCCAGCTCATACTGGCGAGACATCGGGGGCCGCTCTCCCCAAGCGTAGATCACCTGGGGCCACACTCCTAATGCATCCGCTAATTTCTTCGTGCCGCCGTAGTAGGCGACCGCTTCTTCAGTCTTCATTTCTGTCCTTCTGGATTTTTTTTCATGCGGTGTTGACATCGTACCGCGAAATCGACTAGAGTTGCAACACACCTCGAACTGATTTCCAGAAGGAGGTGCAAAAACAGGAGTGCCGCATGGCAATCAATCTGAAGACCACTGGCAGTCTATCTGCCAACGGCGTCAAGCTGCTCGTTTACGGGCAAGCCGGTGCCGGTAAGACCAGCCTCATCAAAACGCTGCCCAACCCCATCGTGCTCTCGGCCGAGGGTGGCCTGCTGTCCATTCAGGACGCAGACATTCCCTACATCGAGATCGCTTCGATGGATGATCTGCGTGAGGCTTTTAGCTGGTGCAAAGACAGCGCCGAGGCTGGGCAGTTCAAGTCCGTGGCGCTGGACAGTATCAGCGAGGTGGCTGAGGTCGTCCTCAATCACGAGATGAAGAAGAACAAGGACGGCCGCGCAGCGTATGGTGAGATGAACACCACGATGCAAGAGCTGATCCGCGCCTTCCGCGATCTTCCGGGCAAGCACGTTTACATGAGCGCCAAGCTGGAGAAGTCGCAAGACGAGATGGGCAAGATGCTCTACAACCCCGGAATGCCGGGCAAGAGCCTGACCCAAGGCCTGCCGTATTTCTTCGACGAGGTGCTGGCCCTGCGCGTAGAGCGCGATGCCGAGGGCGTGACCCAGCGGGCCATCATGTGCGACAGCGACGGGCTGTGGCTGGCAAAGGATCGCTCGGGAAAGCTCTCCGCTTGGGAAGCGCCTGATCTGGGTGCGATCATTCAGAAAATTGGGGACAGAGCATGAGCGCAGAACTAAAAACGGGTGGCCCGGCGTTCCCCGGAGCGTTGGATAGGCATCACAGCGAGGGCATGACCTTGCGCGATTACTTTGCTGCCAAGGCGTTGCAGGGAATCATCGCAACAAATTCTCACTTTGTAAAAGACGCGGAGGCTTTGGCGAGCAAGGCTTACGAGTTCGCCGACGCCATGCTGGAGCTTCGCAAATGACCGACCTCAAAGAACTAAGCACCGACTGGCTGCGATGGAAGACCTCCGAGGAGGAGGCTGTCGTAGAGCGCCGCAAGATCGAAGACCAGATCGTCAAGATGCTGGGCTTGCCCGAGGCGTTTGAGTCCACCGAGACAGCCGAGCCTACGGGCTTCGTGGTCAAGATCCAAGGCCGCATCGATCGCAAGGTCGATTCCATCAAGCTGCAAGAGCTGGCCGCTGAGATGGGCCTCTCGGATCACCTCCCCAATCTGTTCAGGTGGAAGCCTGAAATCAACATGTCAGCCTGGAAGCAGGCCGACGAATCAATCACTCGCCCTCTGGCTGGTGCAATCACGGTCAAACCGGGCCGTCCGTCTTTCAAAATCACTGTTAAGGAGTAATCATGGCTTTCCTACCCGAATCTTTTGACGCTAACGAACTGCCCAAGGGCAACACCGGCGCTTTCGAGCCCCTGCCCGCTGGTTGGTACACCGCCACCATCAGCCAAGCCGAGCTAAAGGACACCAAGGCTGGCACCGGTCAGTACATCAAGCTGCGCTACGACATCACCGGCCCGTCGCATCAGGGGCGCGTGGTGTTCGGTAACCTGAACATCAAGAACCCCAACCCCAAGGCCGAGGAGATTGGCCGCGCTGACCTGGGCGAGATCATGCGTGCGATTGGTCTGGGCAAGGTGACCGACACTGACCAGCTCATTGGTGGCCAGCTCGGTATCAAGCTCTCCATCAAGGAAGACGCTCAGTACGGTGCTGGCAACGAGGTCAAGGGCTACAAGTCCATGTCTGGGAGCCCCGCTCCAGTGGCTACGGTGGCCGCTGCGCCTGCCCCTGCCGCAGCGAAGTCCGCTGCGCCGCCTTGGGCTAAGAAGTAAAAAAATAGCCCCCGGTTTTTACGCCGGGGGCAATCAAACAACTAAACAAGGAGTGGGCAATGCAAATACCCGAGTCGGATCATAGCATCCAGGCGCTGATTGACAAGCACCACGAGCAAAAAGCTGAAGCCCCTAGGCCGCACTTGGGCGTCAGCACGCTGGGCCATATGTGTGACCGCTGGCTCTGGCTGTCGTTCCGGTGGGCCGTACAACCCAAGTTCCCTGGCCGAATCCTGCGCCTGTTTCGCCGTGGCCACCAAGAGGAAACGAACATCATCTCCGACTTGCGGGCCATTGGCGTTGACGTTCGCAAGGTGTCAACCCAGCACCAGGTGGATTTCGGCAGTCATGTCTCTGGCTCACTGGATGGGATCATTGAGAAGGGTGTGCCCGAAGCCCCCAAGGCCCAGCATGTGGCCGAGTTCAAGACCCACAGCAAGAAGTCATTCGACGACATGGTGAAGAACGGCGTGGAGAAATCCAAGCCCGAGCACTTCGTTCAGATGCAGGTCTACATGCACGGCACTGGCATCGAGCGGGCACTCTACTTCGCCATCTGTAAAGATAACGACCAAATCTATACAGAACGCGTCAAATATGACAAGGAAATCGCGGAAAAGTATGTGCGTCGTGGGCATTACATTGCATTGTCAGAACGCATGCCACCGCCGATCAGCGAAGACCCGAGCTGGTATCAGTGCAAGTTCTGCGATGCACACAAGTTCTGCCACGAGACAAAGACCACGGAGCACGCCAACTGCCGCACCTGCGCTCACGCTACGCCCAAGTCCGACAGCACTTGGCATTGCGCCCGCTGGGATGACTCGATCCCGCTAGACGCCCAGCGCACAGGCTGCGAGAGCCATGTGCTGCATCCTGATTTGGTGCCGTGGCAGCGCAAGCCTGGGCCTGACGAGTGGAAGGCCATCTATGTGATCAACGGTAAGGACGTTGCCAATGGTATGCCGGGCGACGGCGTGTACAGCAGCCGCGAGATATTGGCCAATCCGAGTGAGTGTGCTAGCCCTGGGCAGATGCTGTCGCAGTTGCGGGAAGAGTTCAATGGAAGGATTGTGGGGTAATGAATGAGCTGGCTTTATTCGCAGGCGCTGGTGGCGGAATACTTGGGGGGAAACTTCTCGGATGGCGAACCGTCTGCGCCGTCGAATGGGAACCCTACCCAGCAAGCGTTCTGTGCGCCCGACAAAATGACGGGCTTCTCCCGCCTTTCCCGATTTGGGATGACGTTCAAACCTTTGACGGCAGACCGTGGCGAGGAATTGTTGACGTCGTATCTGGCGGCTTTCCCTGCCAAGACATCAGTGCAGCAGGAAAAGGCGACGGACTTGACGGAGAACGATCAGGCATGTGGAAACACATGGCGCGCGTGGTTAGCGAAGTACGACCCAGCTACGTCTTCGTGGAAAACTCCCCAATGCTCACTACTCGGGGAGGAACCAGAGTCATTGGAGATCTTACCGCGCTGGGGTATGACTGTCGATGGACTGTTATGGGAGCTGCCGATGTTGGAGCCAATCACCAGAGAGACAGAATCTGGGTTCTGGCGCACTCCACAAGCAGCAGATGCAAAATCAACGAAGATTCAGAAAGGTCATCAAACAAATCTGACTCATCAAGTAATGAAGTGGACTACGCCAACAGCGCACATGGCAAAAGAAACCAACGCACCAAGCGAATACAGTCGGAATACACCGACGTTAACAGCGCAAGTGAATTGGCCTACTCCAATAACAAAGGGTATGTGCGGTGGATCAGGAGCATGGATACAACTGAAAAAAAACACAACAATAGAGGAAGCCAGATCAATAGGCGCGGGCAATGGTGGGAAATTGAACCCAACGTGGGTCGAGTGGCTGATGGGGTGGCCGCTCGGGTGGACAGACTTAAGTCCATCGGCAACGGACAAGTCCCTTTGTGTGCAGCAACAGCTTGGAGAATCCTAAGTGCTCCGTGACTACCAACAGCGCACCATAGATCAGCTCTATGCTTGGTTCTTTGCGGGCAACGCTGGCAATCCGTGCCTCGTGCTGCCCACCGGGTCAGGCAAGAGCCACATCGTGGCAGCGCTATGCAAAGACGCATTGCAAAACTGGCCTGAGACTCGAGTGCTAATGCTCACCCATGTCAAGGAACTGATCGAGCAGAACGCTGAGAAGATGCGCTTGCACTGGCCCGCTGCACCGATGGGGATCTACAGCGCTGGCATTGGTAAGCGAGACATTGGCGAGCCGATCACGTTCGCTGGCATCCAGTCCGTGCGAACCAAGGCCGAGATGCTGGGCCACCTTGATCTGGTGATCATTGACGAGTGCCACCTTGTCAATCACAAGGAGGAGGGTGGCTATCGTAAGCTCCTAGCCGACCTCAAGGCAATCAACCCGGCGCTGCGCGTTGTGGGGCTTACCGCCACACCGTATCGCCTGGGGCACGGCCTGATTACCGACAAGCCCGCGCTCTTTGATGCGCTGTTGGAGCCTGTGAGTATTGAAGAGCTGGTGTTCAAGGGCTACCTATCTACGCTGCGATCGAAGGTCACCAGCGCCAAGCTCGATACGTCCGGGGTCAAGAAACGCGGAGGAGAGTTCATTGAGAGCGAACTGCAAGCCGCCGTTGACACGGATGACAACAACCAGCGCGTCGTCCAGGAGGTGATTGCGTTGGCTGGCGATCGCAAGGCTTGGCTGGTGTTCTGTACTGGTGTGCAGCACGCCGAGCACGTTGCCGAGGTTCTGCGACGGCATGGAGTAACCGCGCAGTGCGTCACCGGCGAGACGCCAAAGGCCGAGCGCAAGCGAATGCTCGATGACTTTAAGGCCGGCAAGCTGCGTGCGCTAACGAACGCCAACGTACTGACAACGGGCTTTGATTACCCCGATATTGACCTGATCGCCATGCTGCGCCCAACCATGAGCGCAAGTCTGTACGTCCAGATGGCAGGCCGTGGGATGCGCGTCAAGAGCCACACCGATCACTGTCTGGTGCTTGACTTCGCTGGAGTGGTCGAGATGCACGGGCCGATTGTCGCCGTCCAGCCCCCGAAGAAGGGCGGTGACGGAGATGGAGAAGCCCCTGTCAAGGTCTGCGATAACTGCGACGAGCTGGTGCATAT